TCAGCATGTATATTTTAACGGGGAACCATTCTTTTCGTGTGTATTTACACACAACGATAGTGTCACGAGTCTCCCACTGGAAATCCAACAAAGAGCGTGGATCAGAATAGCTAACGGGATTTGTGACCCAGGGATAAGTCGCATAGAACTCTTCTTTGGTATAGAGATATTGCCTTGAACAAAAATTGCCATCACCTTTGTGTGGCTTCATTGCGGTCGGATCGAAGGATGTGCGCGTTACATCAGGGATTAATTCGTAACGAATCACTTGATTAAAAGATCGTGGCCTTTCATAATCTAAGGTAATCTCGAAAGCACCGAAACCCATCATGAGAGCTTGCTTAAATGCCGTTTGATATACTAGATCATTTTGACTTTGATAAGAAATTGTCCTTACCAAGTCTGCTCGTAGGTTTATTTGGTCTTGGGTTGCTTTGCCTGTCAGTGATCGTACTATTAAGTCAGGTTTATTTTTTCTTTGTTCACCTACTACTTTCTTAGTGACATCATATAACTTGTTAAACTGCATTGCAGGCTTAAACAAGCGATTAAATTCAGAACGCTCTACAGCAGACCATTGATCACGCAGAACAAAATTCATGTCGTCTTTGCCGCGGACGATATTCTCGTTGAAATAGCCATCCCAAAGAACGAGATCTTCGCGAGCCTGTTGAAGAACATCACTTTCATCAATGCCAGCTGCTAATAACTCAGCCTGGAGCTTCTCATTCTGCTCATTAATGTCATCCATAGACATTTGATCGGCGATTGTTTCCATGCCTCTTCCCCTTCCTTGGGTTGATAAAATTTGCTTATCAAAAGGCTAGTTCAACATTCCTATGTCAAACTAACCCTTTAAAATATTAAAACTCGACGCTTACTTCAGAAGGCTCAGGTTCTTCAGATACAAAATGCACCCAATCTTCTGCAGTTAAATCTTCATAAGAGAATATATAATTTCCAGCATTGGGTTGTGGTTGTAACACAATTTTCCAGACATGTTTCATGCCTGGCATCAAAACGATGTAGCCGTCTTTGGATTCCCAGCCATCACGGTACAAACGAGCACCCAGTTTTAATTGTTTTAAAGCTTCCTGTAACTTCATTTACACATCTCCTTGAATTAATGATTAAATATCTATCCATGTTGCTTTTCTTTTTATATCAGATATACATGAAGCTGACACATTATATTGATCAGCAATTATTCTATAATTAATACCTACTTCCAAAAACTTCTTTATTTCCTTAACTTGAATGGCAGTTAATTTGCTAAATTGTCCTTTTTTTACTCTTTCAACTTGTTTAACAAAATTATTAGGAACAACCCCTTTTTTATTAGCTCCTCGATTTTTAATAATCATATCTTGTGTATTGTCTTTAGGAGTTCCTAAAAATAAATGCAATGGATTAATGCACCGTCTATTATCACATTTATGAAGCACGCATAAATCTTTTGGTATTGATTTTACATTATATAATTCCCAAGATAGTCTATGTGCTAGTATAGTTTTTCTTGATTTATTTACTCTTGATCCAATACCAATAACTCCATAGCCCTTTTTACTAATAGCCTTATTCCATTCATGACAGCCTTCTTTATTTTCAAAAAAAGACTGTCTTAATCTTTCAACTAAAGGCAAACTTCTTTTCATTGAGTAATCCAGTTTTATGGAAGTACTGTTAGCTGGCATGATCCAGCAGTAAAGACCGGTTTAAACCAATTATGCCCATCTGAGGCGACAGCAGCAACGAAATCAGTTGCTAATAGGTCGTTGCCATTAGCAGATAAATAACCATCCAAGAACCCGGCTGCGGCAACTTGTGCGAGGGTATTGTTAGGCGCGTAGAGGCGGCCGATTCGGGGGATTACATTGTTATTGTCGCTTGCGAAATGTAGCTTTAGAGTAACTGCTGCTTGTCCTGACATGATAAAACTCCTGTAGTTAACAATCCGTTATAAAAATTTAACCAATTCCTGCTGTACCTTGTTCATGGCTTCAGTGTAGAATATTTCACACTTGCCTACCACATCACGAAGCGCATCTTCAACTCCAATCATGATCTCACCTCTGTGTTCCATTTGCGAGGGACTATTGATCACATTAAGAGCAATCTTGTACTCTTTGACACATGCTTTGTTGAGACCTTCGAGCCGCTTCTTGAGTTTCTCAACCTGGTCTGCACATAAGCCACTGAAATCGTAATCCATTATTGCCTCCTTATTTTCCATCCAATATCTCCTTTCTTACCGCATGAGAAACAATAAAATGTCATCGTTTTCTCATTCACTTCACAAGAACGTGTGCGCTCCAAATGAAAAGGACATACGATCATGTATTTTTTATCACCCATATTTATTCGTGTACTCATACGCACAATGCGAATAACATTTGATTTTTTAAGTAAAGATGGTTGAGATTTCATTTTGGAATCCATTTATTTGGTCTGATATTACAAACATTTGCTCCATACTGCTTCTCATGAGCGATACGTGCTCTCACCTGGTGTTGCGCCTTAATCCGAGCCTCCACCTCTGCAAGCTGCTTGGCATAGGCATCCGATCGTGCCTGAGACTCCTCAAGCTCACGATCGAGTCGAGCTCTGTTTTCTGCTGCTATGTAAGCTTCTCTTTCACGCCTTTGAGCTTCTTCCTTTGCCCTTTCCTGAGCTTTACGTTGCTGCTCTTCAAAGAGTCTCTTACCTTCTCGATCTGCTTCGCGTTCCCGCTGTTCCCGTTGTTCCCGTTCTTTCCTGATTCGGTCTTCGCGGGCGCACTCTTCATCAAAATCATTATCCTTTGGAACAAACCATGCTTCTTCTGTTCTGTAGCGCCTAATATAATGATTCAATCCATCATAATTCTCACCACTGTCGATCAAATCAGACCAGTTTTCACTATACAAAGTAGGCAACTTGTCAGTATTAAACTTTCCTGTATCAACATCGTAATAACGCTTATCAAATAACATCACCGTGTGGCGTGACTCACGAACACGCATCGCTCTGCGTCTTTCATAAATCGTATGGGGTACATCTACCCAATGATGTGATTTCAGCCACATGATTTAACCTTAATACGGTTCTTCTTCATTCGCCCTATAGTATTCATTTATTATTGCGAGCTCTTCAGCAATCCTATCGAGCGCATTTACAATTTGCTCAAGTTGATTTATGTAAGGCTTGGGCTTAATGAGCAATTGCTTAGACTTCACCACTTTAGTTTCTGTCATTGGAATATCCTCATCACAGGGTTAAACATATTCTCTGGTGTTTTCTGCGCGGTTTTATCAGCCGCAATACGATCCGATGCAATCTCAAGACATCCGTAACCCAAAGCATCCATTGGATGTGAAGCCATGTTCTTGTGTGGCTTATCCTTGTAGCGCTCTTCTCCAGCAACAGCGACACGCATGAAAACATAACTCTTCACAAATCCTTTAAAGAGAGTTGGACAATTCTTTTTATCTAAAGCAAACCCTGGTTTACCATCCACCATTTTATTCAGGAAATAACGGATCGAGCCTAAACGCGGATCAATATCATTCGTTCTTGCAGGCCTCGTCTCTACTCCAATAGAGGATAGTTCACCAATACAAGACATCTCTTCCATGACTTCAGAACGTGTATTACCGGCCGGATCAGCCACAGAAGTGCCGACTTTGCAATAAGGGAAATCCCTAGCGAGTGCAGGTATTACTACTGATTCAGCAAAACTTCTGATTCCTATTCCATCGCCCACATATTCTTTCAAAACCATAAGTTGACCACGAGCAGTGAGCTGCATGACTACACAAGCAGGAGTAAGACCAAAATCCCAACCAATAAGTAAGGGCTCGCCTTGGATTGCCACAAGGTTCTCAACAGCATGTAGATCAGGATTAAACTCAGGAAACACCCGCTTACCAAATCCAACAGCACCATACTCGCCAAGGCAAAACACTTTAACAAATTCTTGTGACTGACCTTCTGCAAGCATTTCATAATAATTGTCAGGAAGGTGTTCCGCATTGTCAGCGCTCGGATTACGAATCCATTTACCGTCTTCATTTTTGATTAATCCTGGTGGTTGTTTAAATAACTTGTGATGTTCGAATTTATGCTCTTCAAAATCCTTATATATCCAATGGTCGTCTTCAGGTGGATTAGTGTCAGCAATGATGCCAGCCCAATAGGGCTCGCGACAGAAAGCTTTCGATGGATAACGATTCACACGGCCTTTCATGTGAGCAAGCGCTGCTTTCGGCACTTCAGAGAGCTCATTAATGTAGCAGCCTGTGAGTTCAAGAGATTTAATCTTTCGCACATCTTCAGGTCGGTCCAGAGCTATGAATAGAAGCTCTAATTCGACTACACCATCACCGTCGTTGAAGGTATGTTCGTAGGTGAGAATTGGCTTCTGACGCTTGTGTATATCGCCAAGGTCACTAAACCAGGCGAGCCATGTTGCGAGAGTTGTGGATTGTAACTCTCCTGACGTATTTCTAACGATTCCCCATCGGCTTCTTCTTCGACCAGAGTGCCATACTGGCATTGCACAAGCTCGTCTGACAATTTCTGCAATTGAGAGCGTAGACTTTCCACTTCCATAAGGGCCCATAATGACACGCACAAAGGAATCATCATCATGAAAAATTTGGCCAGTACCAGTAGGAATGTAAATCTTGTCTTCGTCAGTCGCATGTATGATCGTCCTTTCATCTTGAAGTGTAATATGTTTCACCAATCCTTTGTTACGTGATGCTTCCATCATACTGATACGTTTAGCGATACTTGATGCGCTCAGGGTCATAACTTAGGAAGCTCCGGAAGCTCCATCCAATGGGTCACCAGCTTTTCTTTTACTACAGGAAAAAATGGCTCTCCATATTTTTCGGGTGGCTTAAACGCAAAAGTAGCTATCCATTCTATAATTCCATCATGGGTCGTTTGCTCTCTACTTAAAACAATAGGTATTTTACCAATATGATTTTCAACCACACATAAAACTGATGTTCTTAATTCAGGCAATCTATCTTTAACACTTATCCATTCACTCATTTCTCAAGTACTCTCTTTGGTGGTGTAGTCTTGTAGTCTGCCTTCTTTGGGTTGTCTCTTAAGTGTTCTTGCGTTGTGTAGCGAACGCCGCATTTAATACATTCACGGCGCCTGTAAATCTGATTATGATTTTCATCCTGTCTAGTCTCGACTACGCGAGAATCAGGGTAGTTGCAATTTTTGCATAGCATCTATTTCCTTATACCTCTCAAAGTACGCACTAGATTAGTTTTAAGACATTTGCTATGTCGCTTGGCAGGCTTATCAGCATTGACAGGGATAAAATCAGGGAAGTCTTTTACATTAATCGAGCCTTTCGGCTTATCTACTTTATAAGCAGGAGCAGTTTGTTTCTCAATTTTTTTGTGTTGTTTTTCGAGCCATTTGTTTGCAACAATAGCCATTATAATTCCCTTTGGTGAATCATCCTTATTGCCTAATAAGCATGGTGCGTACCTAATAATATCGGAGGTATATCAAAATGCACGCACCATAAGACGGGCTTTAATACTTTTTTTTAGGCTTCTTCTTTTTACCTTCGCGTGCTTCCGAGTACGCGATGGCAACACTCTGCTTTTGTGACTTTCCAGCCTTCATCTCTGTTTTCACATTTTTACTAAAGCCTTTGGAGCTCTTTGCTTTTGAACCTTTTACTAATGGCATAATTATTCCTTAATCAGCTTTTAATAAAATAACTTTCACATAAGCACTGTTTGTTTGAGCATTGGTTCCCAAAGTAGGTGCTGTCAAATTAATAAGTGCAGTTGAAGTATTAGCAAGTTCCAATACGTCACCAGGTAAACAATGGACAAAAACATCTGCAACCACTTGATTGCTCTTTTGTTCTGGCGATAACGTCATGTTAGCAAAGGTTGATCCTGGAACGATTACACCGTTTTTAAATAAAGACAATGTCCACACAGGAAGAGGAGAAGACAATTCATTAAGAGAACCACACATGCCGGTATAAATATCCCACCACCCAGCTTTATTTATAATTATCTTTCCATTTAAAGCGGCTTGAGAAACATCAATACTACCTGTCGAAAAAATAGTGTTTTCGAGTTTAACGACGCCGCCTGCAGTATTAGCCCCAGGAGAGGCCACCAAATCTTGGGCGGTTGTTGAGAATACTTCAGCAAATTCCGGCTCCCCACAATCACAAGGGCAGGCAATACAATCCCCTTTAGGTCCTTGTTCGCCTTGCAATCCTTGTGGACCCATAGGCCCTAACGGTCCTTCAAGCCCATCCTTTCCGTCCTTACCATCACGTCCATTCAGTCCTGGCAATCCTTGAAGACCGGGAAGACCTTGAGAGCCTGGATCACCTTTGTCTCCCTTATCGCCTTTCTCGCCTTTGTCTCCCTTATCACCTTTATCACCTGGTAGCCCTTGCTGGCCCATTGGTCCTGTATCACCACGAGGGCCTTGACTACCTTGCGGACCTTGAACGCCCGGTATACCTTGCGGACCTACAGGACCTTGACAGCAAATACATTTATCGTGACCTGGTTCTTGAGTTGCCATATTTAAAATCCTTTTAATAAAGTTAATAAAAAAGTCCATTTAATGCTTACTCGAATTTTCTTACCTTGCTTCCTTATACCCATAATTAGAATGATTCATGGGTTCGGGGATCTTGGCAGCTTCTTGTTTAGCGCGAGTGAGGGCTTGAGCGGCTATCTCACGTTGGCGATTGATTGATACATTTTCTTTGCCTAAAGGTGGTTTTGGCCCACCATCACGCGGACAATATTCCATCTTTGAATCTCCTTATTCACTTTCTTCCGTTTCATCCAAAGGTAAAGGATGGCCATTTTCCATCTCAAGCTTAGCCATCCGTTTATTGAGTTCATTTAACTGAGCATTGGGCCCAAAGTGCTGATGCCATCTGCGTTCCAAGATCCATGCATCGGCCTGCCAACGCTCAGGTTTGGCAGCGATCATGTCTAAATGTTCGCGCACTTTTGTCATTTCTGCTCTCTTTATGCACTCAGAAAAAACAACATAGTCAGTATCAACATTTTCAGCTTTATCACGTTTACCGCGGCGAATCCACGCAAAGAGAGTTTCTTCATCAATGCCATTAGCCTCGGCTGCGAGTTGGTAGGGTATACGATGACGGATAGCATCGATGATTGCTTCTCGACGCTCTTTTGTGAAGAGGTAGGCATCTCTGCCACTTCCAACCAGCTTAGGGTTTGGTTGAGGTTTCGGTCTTGGTTTCCCAGCCATTTGCCAATCCTTAGCAAAAATTAATTCACATTCTAATCTTTATTAAAACCTTTTGCATTATTAAAAACAATAAATTCTTGAGCATCAATGAATAATACAGCTTGATCTACGATTACTATAATAATACTATAGTATATATAAAAAATTAAAATATAAGCATATCAAAGAGGATTAAAAAATGAACACCTACCGTTTTAACCCTTTAACCAACGCAGAAAAACTTAAAAGCCTTGGAATGGAAGCAAAAATAGCGACTGAAATAGCTCAACAACAAGCAGAAATGTTTCAAAATGATCTTGCCACAAAAGAAGATCTAACCATTTTAAGACGAGATATCCAAATCTTAAAACAAGATTTAATTATAAAACTATCCGGTGTAATTATATTTTGTAGTGGCTGTATAGTAACGGCATTAAGTTTTATCTTGAAATTTCATAATTAAAGAGTAATCAAAATGAACACACAAATAAACTTTGACACTTTAGAATATATGGAAGAATTAAAAAAATCAGGATTAACACAAGAACAAGCCGAAGGTATCACTAAAGCTACTGCTAAAGCTTTTGTACAGATGGTCGATATTAAATCGTTAGCGACTAAAAATGAGATATCAGAATTAAAAATAATCTTGAAAGAAATGGAATTAAGAACCTATAAGGTCATATTAAGTATGTTTATAGCTTTTGGATTTATTCAACACTTCTTCAAATAGGGACATAAAATGAAAATCTTTACAGCTAAAGAAACCGAAGGGAACAAGTTTATAATCCTCTTTGAAGAGCCTGTATCGTTAAAATTAAAAGGAATAGAACCAAGTGATAATAACAATAAAACTTATATTGCAACGCGCAAGGCTTATATAAAACTCAAAAATAAATTTAAGTTTATTCCACATAAATAAGGTAATCCATAATGGCCAGTACAAAAAAACGAATGAGTTTAGCTCTGACAAAAGAAGATTTGCGTGAGATCGATCTCTTATGCAAGCTCTTTGAAGAGAACCCAAGTCAAGTTATCAGACGAGCGATTACTTTATTACATTACATAAATTTTCATAATAAAAATAATCGCTCATCCCAATAACAATCATTTCTTTTTAGGTTTTTTCAAAGCCACCATAATTATCATAAGCAGCAAGGTCTCCAATCCATTTGCTGAAGACATGAGATCGTGTAGTTCTTTCCAATCAATCTGATCGCCGCTCAGGGCTACAATAAGATGGCCAATAAAGGAAGCACCGCTCAAAGCAGTTGGTAAAAGTAATGCTGTAAAAGGATTATTTTTGATGAGGTCTTGTAGAAATTTCATAGGCTGACTCCTTTTAACCTACACTAATTCAAAGTGTACCACATTACCTCAATTCAAAATGGTATTATGCAATAAGCTCATAATGGATTAAATCAATGAAATTCTCGTCAGAAATATAGTTATGTTTATCCCAGTTGCCACCGAAGCGGACTGAATAAGTCATCTTTCCTTCATCTTTCAGGCGTTGGGCAATCCCCAAAACATAGCCGCCAAACCAATAAAACCGTTTCACATTTTGCCAATCGATGGGATAGGGAGCCACATCAACTGCCATGCTTGGAGAAGAATTGTGTTTGCCATTGGGCCATTTTAATTGCGTATTTCCTTTCTCAAAAGCTTCATTTTGATTCACTTCATTCCTAAAACCTTCCAGCACTTGGCAATCAAAATTCCGGACTACCTCATAGAAAAGAGTTTGAAGTTCCATATGACAAGTTGAAAGTTTAGAGAATGATTCTTGACTGAACTTTGGCATCTTGACTTTCCTTAGTGATTAAATCCAATGATGAAATGGTATCACAGGCCTGCTCACAGCCATCACAAACATAAAACATTTCTCCATTGTTTCCTCTATAAATCCATACGGTATATCGACAACATTTGCTCCTTACCATCTCAAACTCCGTGTAAAAAAAAAGCCCCGCGCAGGGGGCTTAAAAGAAAATAAAACAAATCCGAATCACCACATCATGAGGAGTGGTATCGATAATGAGAGCAATCAGCCCTTCTAAATTATCACAAACTTATATATTCTTCGACACTTTTTCGAGCCGCTTCCCAATCATCAAACCACTCTGCTTTATAGCCTTCGGCTCTCATTTCCTCAATAAAAGTAAGCTGATTCTGTGTAGGTTTTTTACCAGGTTTCTTCATTTCGATCCAATAGCCGCCGAAGCCTTTTCTCATTCGGGTTATAAAAAGATCAGAAACCCCCGGTCTAAATCCCATACTGAGAAGCCAGTTATACAAAGCGAAACTACGTTTACCTTCGTTTGCTATGTGGATAACGGGTATTTTCATGTACCTCATCCACTGGACGAGAGCCTGTTGGGCTGTGTCCTCGTCTATCGTTTGCATCTTTAACTTGAACGCTGTCATCCTTGACGGCTCCTGTGTAAAGTTGTTTGAGCAATTTCATACTCGCCTGACGGTCTGCCAAATTTACAGTTATTTCATTTTTACTCACTTTACTGCTCCTTTATGTTCCATGTAGAACAATTTCCTTTATATTAGAACACTTATTATACAAATCAAAGCGACAGAAGGGTGACCTATACCCACACTCCTGACAGTAATAAGTTTTAAAGGCCCTCTCATGCGTTTTAAGAGATTTTTTTGGAGAACCCCTAGTCAGGCACTCAAAACAGACGATCGCCTCCTGTAGGTCTTCCTTGTGCGTTTCCACGACATCCTTGGCATATATCCGTAACCATTCAAGCTCATCACCGCCATAAGCCTCTGAAACCTGTTTAATAAATTGCCAAAGTTTATTTTTTAACACTAGGGTCTGAGCGGAGGTCATAAGCTTCCTTGAGATCTTCGGGAGTATATTCAGCAAGAGCTTCGATAAATTCATCTTCTGTGGGAGATGCAAAAGCAGGACGCAGATTGCATTTTATAGCCTTAAATATTTTACTTACCTCTCGATAACAAAGTTTCCACTCTCTTTCTGGATAGTAGACTAGCTTTAATTTTATACATACTGCCGCCCCATTGTTTAATATTTTTGCTAAATTATTTATCGGTCTCTGCGAGTCCATTGCCAATCACTCCTTCCTTGGAGAGTAAATTACCTATATGATTTGCATTGTATCTTTTTTCTGCAGTCGGCTCTCGTCCCAGAGTACGCGGTTGCTTCATTAACCAATTCAAAAAGCCCATCCGATTGGGTGTTTTCTTATTTTTCTCACAGCCTTCCAAATAGGAAGCGCATTCTTTCACTGTATCAAGTCCCTTGTCTTTCCCCAGATTGAAATGCTCTTGGAAGGGCCTAAAGGTTTCGATAGTGAAATATTCAGGCGGTTTTGGCTCTTCGCTTTTAAGCTTTTGCTCTTCAATTAAAAAAGGCTTCTGCGCGGTTTTCTCGCGCGCGTTTTTTTTTATTTTTCTTTTAAAGCTATTTATATTTCTATTAGGGTATTGTTTTAATACTAGACTAGTATTGTTTTGATACCCCTCTGGTATTGTTTTAATACTAGTGGGGTATTGTTTTAATACTAGTGTTGTTTCAATACTAGTCCTGTGGATAACTTCGAAATTAATAACAAAACGACAGCTTTTATAACCTTCTGAAGGAAGTATTTTTTGTATGTAACCACGTGAGATTAGTTTTTTGATATTAATATTGACGTTTGAACGTGTTATGCAAGATTCATTGCAAAGAGTAGTTAAACTTATCCAAGCAAAATCATTATCCCCTAAATGAGTAGCTATAATGAAAAGAAGTGATTTTTCACTACCTTTCATTTTTCCATCATTAAATCCTCTTACTAAATTAATCTTATCGAAAGCCGTTAATTTCTCACTCATTCTCTCTCCAAACAGGCTTTAAAGGTTGACTATCCGCTATAAACCTTTAAAATTATCCTGGTATCTATGTTAAATGGACTTATCTTTGGTGGGGCGTATTCAGCGCCCCTCAAACTTCTATCACAATAATCCTATTTTGCTCTATTTCACAGCCTAATATGTCGAAAGTTTGCTCAGTGTAAACAAAGCATGTTAAGATAAAATTTCATAATATCTCCTATTGTGAATGGAAGATCCGAAGTGGGTATAGAGGACGCTATACCCACTGTTCCTAATAAATTTATATATTTATAGCTTTTCTTCGACTTCTGGTTCATAAACTTTCAAACGATTTTTACGCGGAATGTATGCCGCACCCGGATCGCCTTTGCTCCGATAGCGCATATAATGACCTCTACAAAGTTTATGTAACTTCACTTCAATTTTATTTTTGCAACCTCTGACTGCACATTTATTAATCATGTTGACTGCTCCTCTAATGTTAATATAAATTAAAATACAAAGAGTTATATGTCAAATAAAAAGGACGAATGGCATGGCAATGACAGTGCGAGAAGCGTTGACCATTATGAAATTGATTAATAAAGTGGTAACAAGAAGAGCTATCAGAGAATCTTATAGAAAGATCGCCTTACAAAAAAGGATCAGCCTGAAGAGAATAAAAGCTTTAAATAGAGCCTATGATTGTCTTGCCCAAACACCCAATCACATATTATTCGATGACCATACGGAACATTCAAAAGATCATATAATCAAAGACCCAGCAGATATTAAGAAGATTAAAAGTTATGGGTTATATGTCTCAAATAATCCAGCCGATTATAGGATATGGGTTACCGGTAACTATTATGCTTATAAGGCCTATCTGAAGCGACGTGGCTTTAAATGGTGTCGAGAACGGAGAGCTTGGTGGCGTCAAAAATAATTTACATTTGTATTAACATTTGATATGATAGCACCAATATACCAATAAACCAAAGTTAAAGGATTGTTAAATGAGCAATATCATAAAAATGAAGTGCTTCAACATGAGAATGTCTCGAGAATTATGGCTTTTCTTAAAAAAGATAGCTGCTGAAAATGATACTTCTATGAATAGTTATATTATATCCACGCTTCTTTTAGCCAAGCAAAAATATGATAAAAAAGAGTTGACAAACAGTGGCACTAAAGTTATATAGTTCATAACTTATATTATTTATGTAAGTTATATAAATAACACTGATAAACAACTAAGGACATAAAATGGCAAAAGATACTAAGAACATAAATATAGAAGTACCACATGAAGTATGGAAGAAATTAAAAATTATATCTGTAAACAAAGATATAACCTTACAGGATGTAGTAAGGGATATTTTAGAAAGGTCAATCAGTAGTAAAAAGTATGAAGTTAATGTACCAGAAGTAAATACTTAATATGTATAAGGTGTGAAAGCGGGCTGTAACCCGCCTTCACTGAACATTAAAAACCCCGACTAAGGAGTCAAATGAACATGAAGAGTCTATATCAAAGTTTTACTGTAAAGCAAGAAGTAACACCAAGGAAAGGTGTGCCACTACTACCCATAGTCAATGGAGTGACTAAAATGAGCCGCAATCCTATCAAAGATTTTGTTAGTGACATTGTATCTAACTACGCAAAATTCGACAAAGATATAAAACAATACACTATCCATCTGAATGATATATCTGACTTTACCCTACATGAACTTGCCAGTCTCATTATGGTTGAGGATGAAGCTTATGCTCATGAAGCCAATGGTCCTGATAATGACGCCTATAAGAAAACCATGCTTCCTGCCTTATTACGCTTTCTAAAAAATACTACCGATAAAGATGAAGAGATTGAGTTTGTAAATGCCTGGTGTAACGGTGTTACTAGTTATGTCAAAGGCAAAATGGCGGAGCTCTTAGAAGTTGCCGTTTATGAATATAACGCTGACAGAGATCTCCTTTACCCTTTAGAAGATACAGGCTTTGTGCGAGGTGGATCATGGTCATAATCAAAAACATAATCGGCATAATTATTGTGACAGCTTTAATTTATGCAAACTTAATTGTACTAACTGATCAGATTATTGCGGGCAAACTATAACTAAATAAAAGAGGTGTAACATGGCATTACGAGCAGTAAAACCAGAGACAATACAAAAAAGGCTTAAGGCATTATTTTATGGTGGAGCTGGGGTAGGTAAGACCACAGCCGCTATAAGTTTCCCTAAGCCATATCTGATCGACACGGAAAAAGGTGCCGAGAATGATCAGTACATAAAGTTATTGCAAAACTCAGGTGGTGTGGTCTTCCAAACAACAGACTTTGATGAGTTAGTTCATGAAGTAAAAACTCTTCTCACCGAGAAGCATGAATATAAAACTCTTATCATCGATCCTTTGACCACTTTATACAATGACCTATTAGATAAGTCAGCCATAAAGAATGGCACTGAATTTGGTCGGCATTATAGCGAAGCAAATAAAAAAATAAAACATTTACTTAGTCTTTTATTGAGACTAGATATGAATGTTATCATAACCAGCCATGCTAGGAATGAATATGGGCAAAACCTAGCAGTCTTGGGACAGACTTTTGATTGCTATAAAAAACTTGATTACCTCTTTGATCTGGTCTTTGAAATACAAAAGCGTGGCAAAGAAAGAGTCGGCCTTATCAAGAAGTCCCGTATAGAATCCTTCCCTGATGGTGAACAGTTCCCCTTTTCTTATGATGAGATAGCTAACCGTTATGGTCGTGAAGTCTTAGAACGTAGTGCTGTCGCTGAAGTTTTAGCAACTAAAGAACAGATAGATCATCTAAAGCACCTCATTGAGATATTCAAAGAGCCTCAAGAATTAGTACAAAAGTGGTTAGATAAGGCTAATGCTATATCTTTTGATGAGATGTCTGCAGTTCTAATCGAGAAATGTATCACTTTTATGGAAAACAAAATCAAACCACAAGGAGATAACCAATGAGATTCACACCTAAAACAGAACAAGAAATACAAACCATGGCCTTGGTTGAACCTGGAGAATATTCTTTCCAGGTTATAGAAGCTCTTGACCAAGTTGCCAAGTCCGGTAATGAGATGATTAAACTGAAGATGAAGATTTGGGACAATATGGGACGTGAACGATTAATCTTTGATTATGTCCTCGAAGCCATGGCTTTTAAGCTTAGACACTTTTGTGATGCAACAGGATTGACTGAAAAGTATGAATCCGGTGAACTCAGAGCATCAGATTGTCCTGGCAGAGCCGGTAAGCTTGAGCTTGGTCTAGAAGAAAGTAAACCTAATCCGAATGGTGGGATGTACGCTCCTAAAAATATGGTTAAGGACTATATTAAGTCTGAAGGGACAACAGCAAAACTTACAGAGGCCATAAAAGATGAGTTTGACAATAATGCCGATATTCCATTTTAGGACTTTACAAAATAAATAAAAATGTATATATAACAAAACATGGTGGCAGTGTAGTCATCGGCTTAGCTTCAAAAGGGGAATTATGACAGGCCACCATAAATGTAAAGAGGTAGGGCTAATGTTTAATATTATATTTCTGTTTCTGTTTTTCTGGGCATTAGATGTCTATTGCAATAAGTATGAAATTTTATAATGATCTACACTTGGTATCAACATTAAAGAGTTATGGCCGACGATACTTTACTCAATTTTTATGATAGCCCTGGCATGTTCGTAACGTGAACTTATAAAAATAGAGAAGGGAAAATAGGCCACCAAGTTTGGACGGAAGCTCAAAAAGACATGTAGGCCGTTCTAGTACCCGCAAGGGCAACCGATTCAGGCGCATGATCGAAGAGTCTCTGATTTTGCCGTTAGGCGAGGTCTACAGTATGGATGTATTTCTCGAGCGGTATTGCCGGACTTTACACCCGAGTAGGCTAACCAGAGAGGTTGGGAATGAAATCTTCCCACGTCCAAAAGAATTTTAGGGAGGTCATGATGTCACTAACGGGATTAGGCTTTGGAATTGGAGGGCATGGCTATTGCCACCTGTGCTCTTCTGCTCAATGTCATCATATTATGAGAGGGCAACAGAATATGAATAATGACCAATACCATCAAATGCTTCGCCAAATGAGCGGCGCTCAACAGCAAGCAGTTACCATCAGCGTCCCAGATTCAGGGGCAATAGTAGTCTCAAATGGTGGCATAGGAATCTCTGTCCCGCCATCAAAACCTAAACTCAACAAAAAACTTTTACTACTAAGGAGATAAACAACATGGCATTAATCAAATACAGAGAGTTGCTCGTGTTAGCCAAGGAAAAGATTAACGAAGCCATGGCCCCATTACGTTCTAAAGAGATGCGCAAAAAGGCTGAGCTTGAAATTTGTAAGATTGAAAGCATGATTGCTGAGAAAGAACAAAAGATTCAAGAGTACGCTTCCAAATACCCAATACCTTTTGATGAGTTAATTGAAGCCTTAGATGATCTTGATTTAGTAAAGCGCCGAAAGGAACAATTTGAAACTATCATCAATGAAATGTTTGCTGAGTAAATAGGGACTAACATGAAATTCAATGAAGCTATGGAATTGTTGCAAAAAGGGGATAGAGTCACTCGTCAATCATGGGTTGGCGCTATTTACTTTAAAATAGACGGCAATGATGTAAAGACTTATCAACCACATGCTGAAATATATGCTTACAATGAAGATATTATGATCTCAGATGGTTGGATTATAGATGGTGAAGAAGTTGAATTTAAGTTTTATGATATTATTCTCTTCTTACAAAAAGGTAAGAAAGCTTGGCTCAAAGATTGGTCGGAGAAATATATTCATTACGATCAAGACTCTAAAGCTATTGTCCTGAACTCTATGGAACCTTATTCTTTTATTCCGCCCTTTGATGCATTTATTGCCGAAGATTGGATTTCTCTTTCATGAATGAAAAAGATCTTACCGAACAGGAAATGATTCAGATGGTCCGTTCAATTTCACAACCTATCTTTAATTATGCAATTAAAAGATTTATTAAACAGATTAAAGAACAACCTGAAATATCTCTCAATATCATAATCAATTTATTTGTATGTTCGATGGCAACTTGTGACGCTAACCTTTTAAGATGGATAAAATCATTTACTATGGCGAAGACAGGAAAAGATATAAATATAGATAAGTTAAAAGATCTTTTCACTAAAGAACTTAATGTTCAATTAGTGCAGAAGTTACATTAATAGAAAGGAAATAAATAATGGTTAAGTTTTTAGGTAAATTAAAAGAAAGTATTCTATCGCCAATTAAAGGCGAGCCTCAGATAGAACTACCTGTTGAAAGACAAATAGCAGAAGATTTATCAAGAATATCTTTAGCTATCTATACACCTGATGTATCTATGTTACCAAGTGACTGGCATTATTGGTTTACTTATAAATCTGATACTTCCGATCCAAGACAAGATAGTTTAGGTTTTATGGGATCATTCGTATACCAATTAATAGACGGAAAGATAAAAGCATGGGCAATTGTATTTAGAGGAACAGTTCCTTCTGATATATACGATATAATAGCCGATATTGGCGTAGCATTTAATAAAATTCCTATGCAAATGATAAGGGCTAATCAATATGTTAAAGATGAAATAGAGAGAATAAAAACATGGCATGACAAGGAAGTGGGACAATCATTTGAAAATGTTCCTATCTACATAACGGGACATTCATTAGGCGCAATTATTGCAAGCAATATCTTTGCCTCAATGGAAAAACCTGGCGGAAGAGTACAATGTATAACCTTTGATAATCCTGGATCTTTAGAAATATCTCGTAAATATCTACAATCATTGGGTAGAAGTGAAGACCTAGCGTATGTGATAGTAAATGGTTTAAAACAATGGGTAAATAATATACAAGCAGATGTTAATATTATTAATACCTGGAATGAACAATGGGGAGATGTTTATCGTATAATGAACTATTATACTGATGCACAAAGCTCACCTTCTCCGCCGACTACACTCCCTCAAAGCTGTTATCGTAACTTATATTATCTAAGTGTTTATTCAATTGAAAACCAACATAGCATGGAAAGAATAGATTATTCTATTACCAGCGGAGGAACGACTATTATAAAAGATTCGAGTCCTTTTGGTGATTTTGGAGCAGCCGGCTATAAAGCCTATTTAAACTTTAATAAAAGAAGCGACTATTGGTTTAAATATTCTGCAATTTGTTGGGAATCAAATGTTGATAATGTTATGACAAAATACAATGATAGACTTCAATTTCAACAATATTTATTTTCTCAATTACATCAAAACCATAATTATATTTCATCTGAAGATAATAATTTTATGAAGAAACCACGTGAAATACAAATATCGAGTGCTGATAGTATTCAACCAAATATAATGTTTTCTTGGCTAAGCAATACAATGTCAGGTTTAGCAGATTATGGTAGTTCTTTAATAGATTATGCTCTAGATAGCACGATCAAGTTAATATCTAATCAGGCAAAGGAAGTTGTAAGCGAGTGTCCTTCTTATTTTCCGAAAAGCAATACGAACTATTGGAAAGGTAATAACTCTAGTCTTATGTTTTATAATTCATCTCATACAGAAAATGCTAGTTTGCTTCCTGCTCCATCACAATTAAAATTAGGCAGATAATTTATGATTGCTCTTATTACGGCGATATCCTTTTTTTGGCCTGTTGTGATTATTACTGTTATTGTTACGGTTATTTATGAGATAAATTGCTGCCTTAAAAAGAGGATAAAAAAATGACCGAAGGTCTATATCCTGTTATTACTTTTGTTTTATTGGCGGCTGTTGCAATTGTCATATCTGTCCTGACATCTTTTTGCGTGAGAATGGCTATACTAATTTACAATAAATTTAATTCACATAAAAAACGAGATATTAAAAATGACAACTAAAGAAGAACAAATGATAATCACAAAATATGATTTGTTATATGAACAAAGAATGACTCGTGTTGAAACTACTCTTGAGGGAATGGAAAAAAGAATGATAGATGGTTTTAGAGAAATGAAAACAGATTTCAGATGGCTTGTTTTAATTATGTTAGGTGGTTTCGGGGGTCTATTTGGATTAATGGCTCATGGTTTCCATTGGTTTTAGAAGAATCAAACAAGAACATTGATATTTAAGGAGATAGAATGAATATTGAAGATCAAACTTGCTCTCTTGAGATATCAAAAAAAACTAAAATCTCTTGGTGTTAAGTTATAAATATGTGGAAAAATATAGATGGATATTCTGGAATTTATCTTATAAACAAAAAAGGGGAAATCAAGTCGATCTCACGTTTTAGAGAAGATGGTAGATTTTATAAATATAAAATTCTAAAACCAAGATTATCCACTAATGGATATATGACAATTACATTGTATAAGAATAAAAAACATAAAGTTTTTACTATACATAGATTATTGATGATTACTTTTGTTTCTAATCCGAGCCAGCGTAGAAGCGTAAATCATAAAAATGGAATAAGAACTGATAATAAATTATCTAATTTAGAGTGGTGTACTGATTCTTATAATCATTTACATAGTTTCAAAGAAAATGGAAGAAAAGTATGGAATAAAGGAAATAGGAAAAAAAGAATAATAAAATGTGTTTGTGGAAAATTATTCGATGCTAGAAGTAAATACACAAAATCTTGCTCTTGTAAATGCGAACAAAAACGAAGAAAACAATGCTTATTTACTTAATTGAAAATGGATTAATGAATGGTTTAAAAGATGAAGTTACTACCTGTGAAAATAGTGGCATTGTATTTTATAAAGACACCACGTGAAATACAAATATTGTAAAAAAAATATTAAATGAAAATATTTATGAAAAAGTATTATTTTTTTGTGAAAAATGTTATTAATAGATGCTATTTTGTGATAAATAATGTTTGAATATTTAAAACAAATATAAAACTAACAAGGATTTAAAAAAGAAATGTTAATAAGTCTTAATGACATAGATAAATTTATAGAAATACTGGATAACTTATTAAAAGATGAAAGCTCATCTTATCTTCGTGAGCATATTGAAGCTATTTTAAAAGCTGCGCGATTTAAAAGAGTTGAATATGATTCTGTTCTTAATGAATGAAATTTTATTACCTTCTTCGCCTTGCGCATATTTTTCCATATGTTGCCATGGTATTAACTGCAAATGTTATGTTTGCTACAAAATAAATTGTAGCAGGCGCAGCCAAAGAAACTCTACATGGTGATATGGAAATAACTTCTATAGCACCAGCAGAATTAACTGGATGATGAATTTCATTAGCGGTCCCATCTGCTGGAACAGTTGGCAATGTAGCTGAAACTGTATTTATAGCAGCTTGAATAAGAGTAGTGGTTGTTGCGCCATTTGCTGATGTCCACAATTCTGCCCAAACGTCCCAATCCCCTGCTGTTAATGCTAAAGATGCAACATCTGCTGATACTGTTGTTGTCATTGCTACTGCTGCACCAGACAAAACAATTGTACTTAAATATTCTCCGACATTTCCAGCAGATGCACTGTCATTCGTATGGGTAGCTGGATATTGACCTGCTGCAATATCAGCAGCATTTGCTGTTGCATTAGTATTATTACCTTTAATTGTATAAGCACCCATTTGAGAAAGCATGGCATTCGTCACTGAATTATTAGAAATATTAGATGAAACTAAAGATGCTAATTGAGTAATGGTTTCCTTGTAAGTTGTTCCACTTTGAACAATAGGAAAAATATCTGTTAACGCTGGAGTAACGACAGCAGGTAATTGACTTATCTTTATGCCTGACATAATTAATTCCTTTTAAATTATCTTACTCTTCTAGCGTAAATTCCGCCGCACGCATTTCGCGTTCCAGCCGCTGTAGTTGCATATGCTGATAAATAAATAGTAGTTGTTCCTGATAAACTAAATCTTAATTGAGGAACACTTACTGCAACAGTTGTTTGAGCCGCCTTAACACTTCCACTTACTAAAGAAATATCTGGTAGTGTTGCAGAAGTTGAGCTAACCCATCCATACATTGTTACACCATCATTGGTAGGACAGTTAATGGTAGTATTACCCCAAACATCCCAATCACCCGCTGTAAGCGAAATACTTGTAACGTTGGTTGCGGTCGCATCAGCTAAACTTACTGCCGAAGCAGACGCAATAACGCTTGAAACAAATTCTCCAACTTTACCAGCCGCCACATTGTCGTTAGTAGTTGTACCAACAATGCCGCCAGTAGTTGGACTGAAAGTAATACTTGAAGTTGTGAACGCAGGAAGTGTCGTGCTCCATGAAGGAACACCACCGGAATTAGTAACAAGTATTGAACTATTAGCTGTAGCTAATGCTGCCATGACATTCGCACTAGAAGCATAAAGCAATGTGCTAACAGCGTTAGTATCAGGATAAGTAGAGGTCGTGTAAGCGTTTACTGTTCCATCAGATCGTAATATCTTTCCAGCCGTCCCAACTGTATTGGGCCACAACGATGTTGAAGCAATATAGTTCGTACCGTTAGAAATTAATATGTTTCCGGCAGCCCCTCCAACAGATGGAAACGTAGCTGTCGACCAAGAAGGCGCAGCCGCCGCATTAGACTGTAAAAAGTTTCCGGTAGTGCCTGGGCCTGCCAAAATAGAAGGAATTCCTGTATTACCTGTAACAGGCAATCCGTTATTAGCTGTTGCGAGTCCCGCAACGTTGTTTGCGCCATTAGAATAGAGAAATTCACTAGCACCATAACTGTCAGCAAATGTTGCTGTAGTTTGCACCCAATTAGTTCCATCAGATCGCAAGATACGCGCCACATTATTGGCAGTTGCTGGATAAGTAGCTGTAGACCAAGCAAGTCCTGTAGCTGATCCTGAATTTACTTGAAGTATCTGACCATTAATCGTTCCAACAGGAAGTCGCGCATTAACTGTCGTAAAGGTATAAAGATCGCCTTTCGTAGTTAATGGTGATACTGTTCCCCCAGCTTGCCATGTAGGCAAAGCACCTGCACCATTTGATGTTAATACTTGATTAGCTGTACCGACTCCTGACACATTCTGAAATGCACCTGTTGCGGTTGTTCCTGCGCATATTACAGAGTAAGCCGTGAATGTTGAATTACCTGTACCACCTCGAGGAACTGAGAGTTGACCTGTCCATCCTAGTGTCATGGATGTCGCATTAAGCAATGCTGTATTAGGAGAGCCACCTAATATCATTGTAACGTTTGTATCATTTGTTCTTGTTAAAGCCTGACCATTCGCTTGAAATAAAGAAAGAACATCAGAAACAGATTCTTTGTAAGTTACTGCACCTTGATCAATAGGAAAAACATCAGTCAAAGCAGGTGTAACTACTGGAGGTAAATCCGTGATTTTTATTCCGGCCATCAATTTCTCCCTATTATTCTTGAACCAAGATGTTCAATGAATTCTGTGTAAGAATATCAATATTCGATTGCGTAATTAAATGATCTGCATTAATGCCCGCACTCGAAGAATAATTGGCAATTGGTATAAAACCACCACCCCATATGCTCATATTAATTCCTTAAAAAATGGGGGACTTTTACATCCCCCAGATTCATTACGCAGTTGTGCTAATTACATGGTAATAAACTTTCACTCGCCATGTGCTATCACCAGTGGTGAATGCTTGAGTCAAGTTAGAAAGATATAATCCTTTGTTTGCACAAGTTGTGAATGGAGCTAACACTAAACCACCATTCAATTTAAATACTGTACTTGCAGCAGCAAAGAAATCAGCAGCAGCTTCATCACTAGAGGCATGGACACCAGCACCATTTGCAGTTGAATCATATTGTGCTGCCACCACACCACCCGCAGCATAAGCAGCCGAGACAAATGTCATTTGCAATTGGATGCTTTCTACTATAATCATGGTATTTGCACCCTGTGCTGCTACCAATAGTACGGGAGCTGCGTACATACCATTAAATTGTGCTGCTGTCAGAGACACTTGAGCGAATGATGTTTGGTTAGCGACAATTAAACCAGAATCAACCACACGACCAGCCGTTCCGCTAAATTGTGGGATATTACCGGATGTTAAGGCCGCACCAGCAAGAAGAATGTTACCGGTAGCAGCTCCTGGATCGGGAAGAGTAATAACCGTTGTTTGACCCATCACGCCATTTCTTAATGTGGTATTAAAAGCACCACCAGCATTTAATGCTTCAAATATAAATGTGCCGTTCGCAGCCGTTGCAGGAAAAGAAATGAAATTACCAGCATCACCAGATGAACCGGAAGTGATATTACCTGCCGTAGAAGCGATCGCGCCAGAGAATGTACCTGCTCCAGTAACTGACAATGCCTGACCCAACGTAACAGTCGTAGTTGCAGCTTTGATATTACCAGCAGTATCAGAAAACACAGGTAACGCATTAGCAGTAGATGCGCCACCGGAGAAACTTACACCACCAGCAGAAGGATCAGCATTGAAGACAATTGCATCAACACCGATTTGTTGAGGTAATGGCTCAACTAAGGTGTAAAAGTTACCAGCATTAACTGAACCAGCACCAACTGCAACATATTCACCCGCTTTTAATTGTTCTAAACTTTGTTGATCATCAGCACGTTGTAATACGACTGTTGAACCAATACTCTTAACAATATAAATACCTTGTTCATAAGTATTAGTTTGCGTGTGAAGCAATACACGATCACCAACAGCACATAAAACACTATCAATCGTTAATGAAGATGCAGCAACTGTATATGTCGCTTTAACACCATTATTATCTGGACCATTATAGTACGTTCCAGCTATGTTTGAGGTTGAAACAAGACGAACAGGCGTCAACCAAGGAGAAAAAACTGTTTGTCCTAAGCTTGTAGTCATTTTCAAATTCCTTTTCAATTAATGAGTAATATTACCTTTTTTGAAGTTAGCTAACTTCCCCATACCAAACTGGTAGCCGTTGTTGCGGCAGTATTTATTCTTATCGAATAAATAGGGTGCCAAACGCCTGCTGCCAATCCGAGTAGAGTCTGATCCGTCCCATCCCATTTACGATAAGAGACGTTACCTGTGACGCCAACATACAACCAGCGTGCAAATTCAACTGAACCATTTGCGCCGTACATAGTATCAAGAGTAACATCTCCTGTTCGTGCCACACCTGACATCACACGAGTCGGGCCCGTGTAGGCATTAGGATCTAAAGGTGGAACTGTAACCAATTGAACTGCCATTTTTACGCTCCTTGTAAATAAACATCGGCATCATGCCAATGTGTCCATTTTTACAACTTGATAAATATATTCATAAATGAAGTGGGCTGCATAATGGTGTGCGGCTGATTTCCACCTGGGTTACTTATAACGCCTGTTCCAGGCCCACCAGAAGACTCTATAACAGCCGCGCCCCCGCCCGCTGCCGCACTGAAATTTGCCGCATTAGTTACAACTGGTTCTGGCAACTCAGCCTTAGTCAATGTATGGGTTTCAGCTCCAAGATATTCACCAATAGCTCGTGCTGTTAATCCGGCACCAGTCCCCGCTCCTGCGAGAGCCCGTCCTAGAGCACGTGGCATTGTTAAAGTCTTTCCAGCTAAAAAGTCAGCCGTAGCGGTAGCGCCACGTCCTGTAGAAACAGGTGCCCAAGCATCGAGCACACAATCCCATAATGTTTTATAGAGCTGGAATGTCTCTTCTTTGGCAGTTATCGCACCTGAACCTGTATTACCAATTGAAGTATCATTCATTGCCAACCATCCTTTGGGTGGCGTAGAACGTAAACTTGTTATCACATCGCCGGTTCTAGGCGTCTGTGTTATTGAATCAATCTGATCATAGTTATCAAAATCCTTATCAGGCTGAATTTCGCCAAGATGCAGAGTAACTTTAGTCAAACTAATATCACACAATGCTCCCGATCCAAGCGGCATCTCAATTTGCATATACATGGCATCATCGCCAGTTTGAAGACCGGGCGTTCCTAGAGATTTAGCGGCAACAGAAGGTACCGTGAATACGATATTAAATTCTTGCCAGGCAGTCGTGAGAGCCATCGTTCCGGCCGCTGTTCGCACTTCAGTGCTAGCTGCTGTTCCTGAACCGAAATATTGGCGTGTATAGACAGTTAATGTTGCAGGATTGACAGCCGTCTTCGCCCAACATTGAAAGGTCATAACCTGATTGGATAGATTTTTGACTTTCTGACAGATAGGAAACTGGAAAGATTTAAAGGTTTCACCCGCAGGACTTACCGTACATTGGTATCTCAAAAATTGAATTGGCGTCACATCGCCTGTCATGGGCGCTGTGGCCATTGGGAACGTCTCAAAAGTGATTTGATCGGTTGCCGTAGTATTAGACTTAACAAAGCGAATATCTGGCCCTAAAGCGCCGAAAAGCCCTATAGTCGGGGTAAAATCAGGAGTGAATCCATGATGATTGCTAGGTGCTAAAACAAGATTCGTACTATTTATGGGACTGACAGTATTACCAATATTATCAATAAATACGCTATTTCCAATATAATTGGTCAATGATTGGTATATTGTAACATTTCCCCCACCGCCTCCTCCTGGCTGGTAGTCATCCATTGTCCACAATTCATTGCCATCACTATCTCTAGCGACTAGAAAATAAAGGTCATCAGGAGCTGCGCTATCAAATTTAAAGTAAAATGGCCCTTGAACGCCATTAAGATCGAATAAAATAGGATTGGTATAAGGAATGGTGCCACCGGCGTCCATATAGACGGGTTTGTGCTGTGTATGATTAAGCGAACTGAAGGTTTCAAGCGAGCCACCGCCCGCAACAGTGCCCTCGTTATTTATCAAAATCCATTTAGGCATTACACCTAAGCTATAAGTTATCGCCATCTCATCACATTCCTTGTGATATAAATACGGTTATTTTACATAAATCTTATCCGTTTAAATACAGTCTTTACTTGCCTCTGGGTTTGCCATATTCATACCCCAAATAAGCCGCTCCAAGAGGAAGCCCATATTTTAAACCTTTACCTAAAATATTCTGCCCTCTTTTATATCCCTGAACTTTTGATTCAAGCCCAGGATGAAAATCGAGTAGATTTTTCATAGGTATAGACTCTTCCCCAAGAATATCAACCAAGTTATTAGGAACTTTTCTAAATTGTTTATTAACCATATTAACAAGAGCATTATTCATATTTTCGTTGTAATAAGTTTTTTGTAAGGTGCTCCAATCATTACGAGCTCCTTGTAATATATCTGCCAAATCAGTATTTCCACTATTCACCAAATGATCTGAAATAGCCTGATTAATGTCATTTCTACTTTCTAACATTTCAGCACCTTTCATACGATCGGCTTCAAAACCAGAACCTAAATTTTTCTTCCCTTGTTCGTATAGATTTGTTTGTAATTTTCTAAGCGCGTTATAATCGCCTGTCTGAGCTTTGGTAAGTAAAGCATTATATTGTTTAGTGCTCGGAAAATAAGATTTCAGATTATTAAAATCAACGATTGGAGCACCTTGCGGGTTAACTAAAGGAACCTGTATAGCACCACGATTATTAACTTCATCTGAAACCTTTTTAAATGCGGAAGAAGCACGATTCTCTAATGCGTCATGCGTTTTTAATATATTATTTTTTATTTCTTTCTTAGTAGTAAACAATGCTGATGGTTTAATAGCTGTTGCAAGTTTTACAGCACCAGCAATAGGTAATGAATTCCTTACACCACCACGAAGAGCAGCTTCACCTTCATATTTAGGTTCACCAAATAATTGATTAATTGCTTGCGTTGTATCTTCAGGAGTAATTTTCTGCAAAAAGTTAGTCAACCCTTGAGGGGTGAGATGAAGCTTTTCTGATCCATACTTTGATAGATTCAGTGGGCTTTGAGCAATCCAATTAATCAACTCATTACCGCCAGCTAATGCTTGTGCATCTGCATGATATCTATGTAGGTTCATTTGACTAAATGGATTTAAAAGACCCGGCACTTCAGTTTTCGCTTTTTCCCAATATTCAGGAATAGCATTTATTCCTCTAGAAATAGCACTCCCAATATCAGAGCCGATGCGTCCAGGGGCAGCTTTTAAAGAGTCCCAATAGCTTTCGCCACCTGAGGGCGTATTAGTATTTAATTCCCATTCCGATTCAGGTTGAGCCTGAGCTTGTTGTTGAGAATTATTGGTTGATAGTTCCCATTCGGAATCAGACATTAGGAACTCCTAATTTTCTTGCTTCTGAAACTGGAATTGTTCTTGATTGACCAGTCTTCTTGCTTCTTATCGTCACAGGATAATCAAGCATCTTTTCTATTTTTTCTCGAATAGCTTTGCTATCAAGCTGTTTATCCGCAATTTCCAAGGCATCCCCACGACTAATGTGTTGCTTATCCATTAATTGAGACGCCATACGAGAACGCTGTTTTGTAAATTCATTAAATGCTTCAATAGAAGGCAATTTGCCCAAAATAACTTGAAAAGTATCTTCAGGATTAATTTTCATTTTATTTGCCATATCAACTTCTTTATCTAAAATTCGGCCTCTAAATCCCATAACCGTTTGAGCCACGGCATTTTGTGCTGTTGTTTGGAAATCACCAATTAACCTTTGCTCTTCAGGCGTCCCAACTTTGGACTTCATATTAAGTTGCGCACCTTGGAACCAAGGATAATTTCGCATATTACTGAATATTGGATTGGTCACAATTTCATTCATATGCTGTAAGGGAACTTCAGCTTGAATAGCTTGTTGATATTGCTGATCCATCTCATCAATAGCTTTCGCTCTAATTTTTCCTTGTTCTTTTCCTTGCGCTACAATACTCGCTTGATTAGCCGTATTTTCAGAGAAAGTACGATAAGGTTGAGCCTGTGCATTTTGGTTATTACTATTAGCGATTGAAGCCACTTCCTGTGGAGAGGCAATAACATTATTTCCTTGTGCATCATAAGCATAACCGCTGTTAGGATTTTGTATTTGTGGCGCATTTCCTTGGGCAACATTATTTTGATTAGGTTGTTTGGATTGATCGATAGATGCACTATAAGGATAACCTAAAGCATTATCAGCTTGAGGTTGTGCTTGCTGACCACCCAATAATCCACGTACCTTATTAACTAAAAAGTTACCAAAAGAGCCTTGATTTTGAGCTGGAGGACTTGGCATATTCATCAAAGCATTCCCTGTGCCTTGTCCTGATCCTGCTCCGTAAAGTTTATCTAAAGCTGCTCTCTTTTGGTCTTCAGTCATATTTGCAAGAATAGGGTCATGTCCCATTAATTTTGCCAAAAATTGTGGGCCCATAAGTTGCGCATAAGCAAGTTTAGAATAGGCATTAGCTTGAGTAGTTAAAGGCGCATAATCAGCCTGAACACCTTTTATTTTGTTTGAAAGCATATCGCTAGCTAATGCATTCATTCCACGCATAGAGGTAACTAACGGACCCCCAGGGCCAACATCTGCAACAACTCTTGGTAATGGTAATCCCATGATTCAATCCTTATAATAAAAACGATAAGCCCATTTGAGCTCCACCACCAATCATATTCCAAAAATCTTGATCTCTACCTGCTTGCCTACCATAAGCTGCTTGACCCATCTGATTACCCATATTGCTATATAGACCTGTCAAAGCATTGGCAGCTTCTTGACCGCCTCTTATCAAGTTTTGTTGACCTTGCCCATATTGAGTATTAACTCCCAAAACATTCTGTAACCATTGATTCATGTCACCAGAAGCGATATTTCCAGCATTTTGTTGGAGTTGTTGAGCAAAAGGAGTTGAACCCATGAGACCGCTTGCACTTGCAGCATTTTGACCACCGCGAATGGATTGCTGTTGTAAAAATTTAGCATAAGGTGATTCTTGATAACCACCCATTAAGTTATTGATAAAACCAGAAGGATCTTGCTGTTTCTTCAACCAGTTCTGATAGTCACCAATAGCTCCTTGACCAGCTTGAAGAAATGGATTTTGAGCATCAGCACCCATTTGACCATATCTCTGATATTGCTTCATGGCCTCATCATAGGGAGCGCCAGAATTACCAAAAAGACCGCCTAAAAAGGTACCAAGTCCGCTTCCTAACCCAGCCATATTTCCAGAAAATCCTTGCCCTTGGTTCATTATTGCGTCTTGCGCGTATCTTGGCATACTCATAATCAAAATCCTTTTGATTATACTAAATTCACCCAAGCTCCAGCTTCTCTTCCCTGAAACTTATCTAAAGTAGTATTATAAATTAATTGTCCATTCATTACATTTATCAAAGCATCACGCTGAACTGTAGTGACACGAGGAACAAATATTCCATTTTGAGATAAATATCCTTGTAAAGTCTGCATAAACGTCGCTAAAAAATCAGCCCAAACATTAGACATATAAACTGATCCTACCTTGATAAGAGGGTCGTAGGTCGGAAAATTATCAAAATCTACAGCCATTTTTCGATCCTTTTATTCAGGTAATTGCTCAAAATCCCATGCAGCGCCCAGAACAACGAAAGGCACATCATTATAAAATTCAATCTTAGGTGTAAACCCTTGGCCTCTAGGAGTTGTCCCTAGTTTGCGCCAAGTAGTTCGGAAAGTTCTTTGTCCTAGCTTCCCCATATTGGCTATCAGTTCATTTCCGTAAGTTTGCCCACCGTCTTTAGAGATCGACAAAAAGACCTTCGGCTGCCCACCAGGAACCAAAACTTGCTGATCTAGTATGATATTAATTGAGTTTTCAGTAGTAATATCATCACCATTTTCAGCATCTAGATTGCTTTCATCTATAACGATAAAATCTTCAGCACCTTGCAGTAAATCCACCACAAATCGATCAATTCTCAGCCTATCATAACCTTCTGGTGTCATCTGTTTGCCGATTCTCATCCGCCGAATTGCTTCACCATTATTATTTGAAATTGTGCTATCAACGATGTACATTTTGGCTTCATCATAAGCACCGTAATAATTGACGCCATCAAAATACGCATGGGTCTGCGCCGGATGACGATCACCATTAAGGACTTCTTCTTCATGCCAGAGAGGAGTTTCAGCTGTGCTCATCGTCACATTCAGAACAAAAGTGTGATTGGCTAAAGTAAAATTGAGGCGATAAAAAATGAGACCGTTTTCTTTAATCAAAACACCGCGAGCATCAGCTACCCCTGTATCAGGGTCAGAAGCGTATTGGGCGAGCTGGTAATCCAAGGCCCTATTGCTTACAAGAACAGACTCGGTTCCCTTGACTTCCATGACACCACCCAAGCCGTCCTTATCTTGGGATAAGAAAAACATTCTATCAAATCCCGTGACAATACTGCCTAAAGCAGGCGTTCCAACTTCCATTAAAAGAGAATTGTTACGTCTAATCGGTAAATTCGTACCAATCCCTGCATTCTCCCATACTTCAGTAAAGTTCTGAGAAAAGAAAAAAACCCGTCGGTGAAGGGTACGGCAACCAACAATAGTACCTGGATGGGAGGTGATACTACCTAATTGAAGTTGCCCCAACCCTGTCACCTTGGTCGTCGGAACACCATCGACGGTAAGATCGATAGCAGTTCCCGCCAAAGCAAGTGCTTGCGTACGAGCAATCTTAATTGTTCCAGGATTAGTCGCAGCAGAGCTTACCCTAATTGTATAATAAGTGTCCGAAGTCGTTAAAGGCGGTACAGCAACAGGTAACACACCACCACCAGAGACAGAAAATTGAACTGGAGTACCAGTTGCGAAGTTTGCATTGGTTGTACCTGTCAAAGTTAAAATATCGGTTGCTGCCGACGAAGTAAAAGTAATATCCCCTGTCGGGCCCCATACCATGCCATTATTGAGTAAAGACATCTGAAAGGTATTCGTATCGCCATTGGCTACGATAAAAAAACCATCCAAAAAACAGACATCGATTGGTTTAGCTGGAAAACTGGTGTCAGTGATGACCTCAAACGTATTAACGGTCGTATCATAGATATATCCATTCACACCGTTCACAAAGATAACCTGAGTCTGGTTAGCATCAATCCCAACAAAGCCCGTAGTATTGCTAATTGTCCCTATAAGCGTCGTGGTAAGAGCATCCGTAGAACCAATAGTCTTAAAGACAGACTGCCCAAAAACATTGTATATGGCGGTTTGAACAGCATCTTTAAATACAAAAGATGCTCGTGCTCCTCCTGTCTCTGTCTGAAAATTAAGGTTAGCATCTAGAAGACCTGAAGTTGGCAACATAACCTTTGGACGTTTGCCTTCGGGATCACGATATTCAAACATATTGACCGTACGAGCCGCGCTGATCGTACTGACTCGCTGATTATCATAACTTCCGACAAGGTCATAATCCTTCCGCATCGTTTAATACGCCAGTATGTTTTGCCAGTAAAAGGGCTCAGGTCTACTGAGAATGGCTGTTGGCCTAATCGTAAGATCCGTTTCATTAACGTTTTTAGCCATGTTGTAGTAATCCTGATACTCATCTTCAGCTTCCTGAGTCCAATTTCCGGATGGGTAATAGGATTTGAACTTACGACCCAAGGCATACTTCATAAAGCCATAATAAAAAGTCGGTAATTCAACAAGTGATTGATTAGCTATTAAAGAATTGATGAAACTCTTCACCCCAACCTGACAAGGATAGGGCTGATCAGGTGCCGGATAGAGCGTTAAAATACTTTCAGTGTCCTGTTTATTCAGGAATATAAAACCAGGACGCGTATTTAAAGGCGTAAGTCTTGTTACATTATAATATTGGGCTTTATTTAAGATTTGAAGTGGATAAATAATTCCTTGGCCTGCACTGGGCACTGTATAATTCGCAAAAGATAAATCCACTATGCGATTGCCAATAATATCGGCGGTAACAAGATTTGAAATGCTATATTCAGCCTGACCTGGAACCATCGTAAAGTTCACTGTAGTCAAGTAAGGAATATAGATACTATCTGATGAAAACTTTGCCAATAGTTCATTGATAAGCTCAAGACCAGAAGACAACATGAATGAGTCTGGGGTTTCTCCTACCCCAAGTTCGCCTAACAAGTAAAGAGAATTGATAATTAACTCATTAGTCGTTCTCGTTATCTGAGTCATAGTGACATATCCTTATGTCGAAAAAATTGAAAAAAATCGACACATCATCGTGACATGTCGATTTCATCGACTTATTCCACAGTCAGATTCTTATTTAACGGGAAAGCATCATCCAAGCCAGAACACAGCTTATTAGTAGATTTTTTTGCCTCTTCTCCGTTATTGCTCATATAAGCATTAAATTTCTTCATTTCCGCTGGAACAGTGGGTTGGTCACCCATTTTGGACTTCATCTTGTTTTCAACGCCCTTCACAAACGCATTGTTAGACATGACTGGATTTTTCATGGTGTTTATCCTCTAGTTTGGTCTTTGCCTTTTTAAGCTCCGACTCGTTTTTAATTTCCTGCTCAACCTTTTCACGGTATTGCTTTGCCTTAAGCGGACTATCAAACCAGACACCCGATGCCTTCAGTTTCTCTGCTTCATCATCTTCGACTACTCGAGGTTCGTCGATTGGGTGATAGACAAATGTCAGCATCGGGCCTCTCCTTATGATAGAACGCGAACGGCGTATTGTTGATGCCATTTAAAGCCGCACAGTAAGTCAATACGCATGTAGTTCTGATAGCCGAGAATGTCGCCAGTCTGTGTTACAGCCAAGGACAAGCCGGTTTCAGGGTCAACCGCTACAGAAGCATAAGGAACCTGCAATTTGTAGAGGGGAGGACATACGATGTCCAAACCGCGTGATGGGTAAGCCACGTTTACGTTATGGCTTCCAACCATCGTTACAGCAGCATCGTTAGGAACAGCATTGCTCACATTACGGTTAGGATTAAGCGTGTCAGATATGATGCTTGGGCTCACTTGAACCGTGATATTGCCAGCACCATCAGAACTTGAATTGGCTGTCACAACAAACTGCATATCTTGACCGGTTGCAGCACGACCGACAGGATTGACAGATTGAACACCAGCAATCGAGATAACATCACCAACCACAAAATAGTCAGTGATGGTAAATGAAGCGCCGTCCATGATAAGAGTAGTCCCAGAAGAAACTGCGCCATTTATAAGCAACGTATCAGCAGAATGAAGTCTTGGGCCGGCACCTGCAATGTGACGTTTGATGTTTTGAGATTGGAAAATATCAAAATAAGACAAGTGACCAATCGCAGAACTGCGCACGATGTCTTCATTGAAGACCGGAGTGAAATTGTTGAGCAAGGCGCCCTTTAGTGAGGAACCGTCTCTAACCGTCATGGCCATGTACGCGTCAGAAGCGATATTTACACCCTGCTCAAGTAACTTGGCGCCAGCCGTATCAACAGTCGTAAATGAGTTGATCGCAACACCTGCTGTACCTGTGAAGAAATTGAGTTCTTGTTCAGCACTGGAAGCGATATCCTTTTCCATCTGAGTAATGACTTCTTGGATAGCCGGCGCTATAAATAAACGGCTGAAATCTTCAATGCGTAAAGACAAATCTTGAATGGTGTAAGCTATAAGTGCGTGGTATTGATGAGCGATAACAATATTTTCTACCGTTTCAATGATGCTTTGTGGAGTAGCCACTGAGCCATCACCAACAATGAAATGGTTCTGTCTGCGAACCTGCAAAGTGTCGCCAATCTTATAACCAGAAGAAACGAAGTCATCCTGATAAATACGAGAAGCCGTCATAACAAAGGGGGCATTATTAGCGAACATCGCTAATGCTGTATTCGATACTAAATCCGTAGTAATAAATTGATTAGGCATTGCCGTAGGTCTCCAATTAGTCCTTTAATTGGCGACATGTCATTGACAACTTTACGGGTCGTCTTTGTCAACTTTTATAGTCAACATTGTCAACCGCAATAGATCGTCACTTCCATGTGCCAGCCTTCATCCGCGCTCTGATTACAGAGGGAGGAGTCTTATCCGTGATCGCTGAAGCGCTGGTTGGATTTGCCTTGATCGATCCCAATGGGTTCGACTTAGTGGAGCTGGAAGATGGTTTCCCGTTATTCCCGCCCATCAATGCAAAGCTCAACTTATTCACTTCGCGAGCCTGATCTAATGGATGGAGTCTGGAGATTCGTTCGAGTTCATCACGGTTTTTACCGAGTCTGTAAGCTACTTCCGCAGGGTTATCGACGAGTAACAGTGCATCCCGCACATGCTGGCTAAAAGGGGCATCCCCTCTGACCACCTCATCAAAGTCATCATACTTATCCGAGCCCTTGTCTAACTCATCGTGCAATCGCTGGTATTGCTTTTGCACATGCGCTTGACGGCGGTACTCTTCAGCTTGCTTCTCTTCCTGTTCCTTCGCTCCGAGAGCATAGCGTACTGCGTGCTGTATCTTTTCCTCTTCCGACATGCTAGGCGGATTAGGCTGCCCAGGTGAAGGATAGGCATTAGCGTGGCTAGATGGAGATTGAGAACCTGCTTGCGCCATATGGGCTTGCATTTGCATCAGTTGCTCCTGCATCTGACGCATTTCTCTCTGGTGTTTTTTGGCCTGCATCCCTAAGCGCTTTTTAACACCATAGGGGTCATCCTTCTCTGCTGGCGCATCCTCTGCAACAGGAACTCCTTGTTCCTCAGCATCGCCTGGCCCTACTCCACCATTTTCTACATTTTCGCTATCACTAGGTTGCTCGGTAGAACTGTTCTGTTCTTCGTCCATGATCTCAACTCCATTTCGGCAAAGTCATTTGCCCGAGAGCCCTACGGCGGCTCTGAAACCCTGAGAGAATCCTTCTCTCGTACAACCTATTTTAGGCTTTTTGAACAAAAAGAATACCCCACCGGTAGTGGTTGAGGATTGATTTGCTAAAAACATATAAGATTGAACTCACTATTTTTAAATGTATGTTAAAATACAAAAATGATAGAGGAGGATAAATAATGAACAAAAACGAAGAGAATTATATCAATCATGAAGTGAGAGTAAGAGTAGTAGAATTAGGCATTAAAAGTCTAAGAGATGACATAAAACATATTGATAATAAAATGGATTCTCATTTCAAATGGGTATTAGGAACAATATTTGCCCAAACAGCAATGACCATAACTATATTTGGTGGCATTATTTTACATGTTGCTAAATTAATTTAACGTCTTCCTAGTATAAAGATATTATTTGAAGATAAAATACTAGAAAAGAGTATAAAAATGCATAAAAACTGCAAAAAACACGGTTATTTTGAATTCACACTTAAAAAAAGTAAGAAAAAGGAATGGTGGGTGTGTAACCTTTGTTTAAAAGAACAATGGAAAAAATCATCGCTTAAGTATAGAAAACAACCTAATAACAAAGAATATTATCGTAATAAGTCCAAAGAAATTATAGAATCTCGTCACTTATTAGCGGGATTGCTCATATTGTTAACATATATTTTACCGCCCGATTAGCATAGAGGTAATGCAACCGATTTGTAATCGGTAGACCGGGAGTTCGAATCTCTCATCGGGCAAAGCCCATATAGTTTAATGGTAAAACAAGCGATTCGTAATCGCTAAATTCTGGTTCGATTCCAGATTTGGGCAACTTTATCTCAATATCAATCATTATCAAAAACCAAGTTTCTATTAAACTTATCCCCAATTTCTGTGCACAAACTTGTTAATAATGCTGTATAAGTTTTTGAGCTAATTAGTTATCTTTAACTATTCGCAGCCTACCCACAGGATTTCATTCCTATAAGCAAATGTTTATATGAAAAAAATATAATTTATACATAAAATACCCTCCCTTAATTACAGCAAATAAAAAAATAAATAATTATTAAGATAAGCATATTTAAAAATAACAGACGTGCCAGAGGGGCCAAGTTTAGCACTTGGACTCTGGCACGGGCAGGAGGAAAGCTATTGCGATGACTTATCTTTATTCATTTCTTTTTCATGATCTCTTTGCTTCTCATCCCTATGAATATCAGCAAGGATAGATGCGATTTTATGGTTAAAGTCATTATCAATTTTCACTCCATCCAAATGGTGTCTTGCTTTAGCAGTTTCTAAGTTGAGTTGGTGATCATAAACATTTAACTGCGCCTCTGTTTGAGCCTTTTGAGCGTCCAACAATAATTTCACATGATCTAATTGAGCTTGTTCTTTTTCAATCTGAAGTTTTTCCGATTTTATTTGAACTTCGGCCATTTTATTTTTTAATTCTTGTTGCTTCATCTGCATTTCTTGTTCCATTAGTTGCTCTTGTGGATTAGGCTGTTTTAGTGGCGGCTGTTTGCCTTGTTCCTTTGCTAATATTTCAGGCGGCACTAATGTTTGTAACCGTTCCTTCAATTGGGGCATAAATTGTACATCAAGCTGTGCAGCGTAAAGATCGCCAATCAAAGGGAATAATTGAGGCGCTGCTTGAATAATACCTTGTAGCATTTCAAGTGATTCTGACTTTTGAACTGCAAAGCTTGGCCCCGTATCAATCTCAACATCGTAATCCCCGCCTTCCAAAGTATTAATCTTGCCATCCTTTGTTTCTTTATTGAGCACAATGGAATCTGTACGGCCATCCGCTTTCGAGATAACCATATGTCGCTCATCTTCACCTGCAATCACAGGAAGAAGATCAAGTACAACTCGACCACCTTGTTCAATAGCTTGATTGAGATTGTCAAAGAATACAAAGGCAGACATGGAGCCTTCCATTTTGCGCTCACGACGCGCTTTACCAGATATATCGCGACCTTGTAGAGCTTCTGTTTCGCTAAAGCCCATTATTTCACGCATATCTTGACAACCGCGTTGGTATTGTAAAAGCAAAGATTGTGATAGTTCCCATGGCGGCATTTTAGTTGGCATTTGACCTGTTTTAGGATCAGGTTTTGCTATCAAAATACCGTTCTGAAGCTCAGGATTACGCCACATTTGCTCATTACCAATAATGTTATCAGGCGTGCCAATCCATTGCTCACGACGACGGTTTTTGATTTCAGCCGCCACTTCTGAACCAACATAGTTCACAAACTTCTGAGCATCTTTGGCTTCGTGAATAAATGAACGGGTGTATTGCTGCCCCTGGATAAAGTTAGAGTCACCATCTACAAAGATGAGTGGTAAATATTTGGAAGGCCAATCAGTGTATTTTATAATCTGATTCTGGGTCATCATGTACTGACGTATGAAGTAATCTTTCGTCATACGTTCAGCTTTGATAGTTGGAATTTGATTTAAGATCATTTTATTTACAATTTGCGCATCTTTTGCTAAATATTTATGCATCTCAAAGTTTTCTTGATAGTCTTCCCATTCATCTTCAGTCATGACCTGACCATCACTCAGCATGTATATTTTAACGGGGAACCATTCTTTTCGTGTGTATTTACACACAACGATAGTGTCACGAGTCTCCCACTGGAAATCCAACAAAGAGCGTGGATCAGAATAGCTAACGGGATTTG